GCCGTAACCTTCAACTACCGCAACGGTGCGAAGATCAAGGTCGCCCACGAGAGCGTCAGGGAAGAAATCGCGGATGTCTATGTTATGCTGGCACAGCTTGTGGAAATCATCGGAAAGCCGGAAGAAGTACAGCAGATTGTGCTCGAAAAGCTCGACCAGCTCAAAGGCTGTTTAGACGACGGGGAGGTACGCAGTGAGTAAAGAAATCTTACTTATACGCAATGATGATGGCGAATTCGAGCTGTACGATGACACCTACGATGTGGTCATTCATTGCAAAAATCGGCAGGGCATGAAAGAAACCTGCGAGATTCTGCGCAAGGTAGGCACCGACGAGAAAGCACCCAACGCTTTATTGATGGATCCTGTTGATATGGCGATTGCCATAAGGAACCATTGTAAATCACGCACAGGTGGGTGCGAGGGCTGCTGCTTTGACAGGCCGACCAGCGATAACGGGGATGGTGAATGCGTTTTGGGCTGTCCTGAAGATTGGGAGGTGTGAGACTGAGGAGCGTCTGAACGAGTATACAATTCAAAATCCACAGACGGTGAGTTGGGAGAACTTTGCAAAACTGCCGCCGAAAGCTGCTCTGAAGCTAGTATCAACTTTTGGGCGGCTGCTGGATACATGAAAGCCTACATTCAGAACCACCTCGATGACTCGGTATGGGAAAGCGTTGACACTCCAAGCCCACTGAGAGCCGATTTCAAAATTCACTTTTTGGGTGGCCGATGCTTTATGTGTTCGGTAACTGGTGAGCAGTAGAAAGGTTTTAGCTATGGCAAAAATCATCTGGATATGTCCTTTTTGTGGGGCGACTACGGAAGAGGTTCGCGAAACTGACCTTGTCCCGTTCCACAACCACCCCATCACCCTAAATAGGGAGTGTCAAAGGTGCATATACAGGCAGCACTGGAATGACCTTTCCATGCTGGGGGTTCTTCCTTCTATTGGTAGCGGCGAAGAAGTTCGTAGCGCAGAGTATTATCACGATGTATGGGGGTTTGATTATTATGGTCCAGGGTAAAGCTGTTTTGCTGAGCGTCCGTCCAAACTGGTGCAAGCTGATTTGGGCCGGGATGAAAACGGTTGAAGTGCGCAAGACCTGCCCAAAGCTCGAAACGCCGTTTAAGGTGTACATTTACTGTTCCGGCAATAGCGGATGGCTAATGAGGTTACCAAAGGGCTTGCGGAAGATGGACAGAAAAGTAATTGGTGAGTTTGTCTGCGATGAGGTTTACAAGGTCGATAGAGATAGCGTGGGGTTCAATTTTACAGCCCCAAGTCTGGATTTGCCGGTTTACACCATGTCAGAAAATAACGATGAGTACCGAAATGTCCAGCGAGAGGAACTTACTACTTGCCTGACCGACGAACAGCTCTCTAAATATCTTGGGATACACCCCGGCTGGGGATGGCACATTTCCAACTTGAAAATTTATGACCGACCACTCGGCCTGCGAGAACTCACTGGCTTGCAAGAGACACGGTTTGGTATGCGGCCTGTGGAAATTACCAGCCCGCCCCAGAGCTGGCGCTATGTGGAGGATGCAGAATGTACGTCATGAACAAAAAATGGGACTCCATCACGAACATTGCCCAGTGCACCAGCGTGTATGTGAGTCCCGAACACGAAATCAAAGCGGTTCCTACCGGTGGCGGCGCGGTATATCGTCTGGGTCAGTACGAAACGGCGGAAATTGCCCGCGCCGTTCTGAATGATTTGCATATTCACGTTGCGACTGGCTGCACCTACCAGATGCCGAACGACCAGAGGGCGCTGGTTCTGGCTCGCGGCATGAGTGATGAACGGCCTGAAAAGTTTGCCGGGAATGGCAAGAAGCTGGTGCGCAGGGGAGGATCCTGATGGAGAAAACAGGTGCGGTTCTCCCGTGTCCTAAATGCGGAAGCAGATTTCTGGCATGGGGAAAACCTTTTAGAAGTACGACGCCAAGGCTTATCGTATTGCTGGGGAGCCGTCGCAGAATTGTCTGCTGCATGATGTGTGGGTACTATGCACCCGTAAAAGACTGGAACAGAGAGGAGCAAGCAAATGAAAGCACACGTTGAACCTAAGAGCAAGGAATGCCCGTTCTGCGGCGCATCTACCTATGAAGTTATGAGTGGTACGGGCGTGAAATGTATTCGGTGCACCAATAAGAGAACTTGCGGTGCAATCGTCAGTTTTAACAACAAGGGCTGTGATGAACGCGGTGTTTCGCCGGTGGTGTATTTCAATCGGCGGGCAGGAAAGGAGTGAATAAGGGTGCCGTGCTATGAGGTCGCAATCGAAGCAAGAAAAAATGATACGGCAGAAAAATGTATATTTTCTGCATGGATTCGTGGAGAAAACACTCCGAAAGCTGTAGAAGAAGCCTTGCAGAAAGTAGCTTATGAGCACCCCGATTTTGGAATGCTGCGCCCGGTATGCGTAGAAGAGCAAAAATCGGTAGCAGCGTGTTGGCAGGAAGCATCGGCACCTCGCCGGCAGTGGAAAATAGTTCATAAGTACAAAGTGGAATATAGATCCCCAGTGAGTAATAGGGAACTGCTCAAAAAATCTTATGTGTGGGCAGTATCCGCAGAAGAAGCTGTGGGCTATGCAAAAGAGAATGTTGGAATTTCGGGACTTATAGTGAATGCGGAGGAATCTAATGAATCTGATTCGTGAAATTTTCTTTAGTCCGATGGTCGTGGATGCGGCCGGAATTATCCTGATCGTGGCCGCATTGCCCATGGCGGGCTGGTCCTGGGCCGTGAATCACATGGCGGGCCCGAAGGTCAAAAATGCAAAGGAGGGCACATGAAAGCACATCTGGCGTTCCTGTGCAATGGCCGGTGCCAGTGGTGTAAGAACTATTGGAACTGCAGCAAAACAAAAAGGCTCTTGGCAAAAATTTGGGGGTGCAAAGATTGGAGATGGCAAAACAGATGAAGAACATTCGCCAGCAGCGGGCCGATGAACGGGATAAGACGGCGCAGATCTTCACTTGGTGTATGGTAGTGGCCATGCACCAGGAAGAGGGCATTGGAGCTACGCGCCTAGAGCGGGCCTGTAATGAAATGCACGAGTTTCAGCAGCGGTACAAAACAAAAATCCTGACCGAGAACCGCAAAAGCGCAACAGATGCTATGCGGGAGGACTTGAAGGGCATCTGCGATTTCGAGATCCGGCTTCCGCAGACTAAAGCTCCGCGCAACCGCAGGGAAGAACAGATTCGCATGGCTCAGAATGAGGGGGCGGAAATTGCATGGTTGGTTATGGCGGCGACAACGCACCTGACCTTCGGTTTCGGTAAGGAACGGCTTGCCCGCCTGAAGCGGGAAACGCTGGATAATTACCGGCAGTACATCGGATGGGTAGAGCAGGACGGTGAAGCCTACGCAATGGAGCTGCTTCGCCGCTGTTCGGAGCAGGCTTTGCAGGAAGAACTCAAAGTCAACGATATGCGGGAAAGCAAGAATCATATCCTGCCCGGTGGCTTCGCAGAGACCCAGAGTGCGGATATGCTGTGGGCGATGGAGGCCGTATCGGCTAAGATGGCGGCAGAGCGGGGCATCAAGCGTGTGCCGCTGGCGGTTCTGAGTCAGAGCGAGGTGACCCGCAGGATGAAATCTATCTGAGTAATAAAAAAGAGGATCGCTTGCGCAATCCCCCGATAGAGCAAGTCTATTATACCTAAATTGATGTATTTTGGCAACGATAGAACAGGAGGGTACGCAAAATGACTATCCCGGAAGAAATGATGGCCGTTATTCAGGAAACTGCAAGAAAGGCTGCTCGTGAGGGCGCCAAGGAAGTTATCGCAGAACAGACCCGCAAAGCCGCAGGCCGCTGTGACCGCCGACTTCGGAACACGAAGCTGTTGCTGAAAAACTATCGGATGTTCAAGAAGCACTGCACGGGCGCGGTCTATACGGACGAAACGGGTGACCATGACGGCAAGGAAGAAGAAACTGCGCTGGAACTGCTTGATATGATGCTTCAGCGCAATAACGCGATTACGGTCGAATCGATCCGCAACTCCTGCCGCCGTACAAAAATCATGGTTCGTCATATTGATTCGATGCTGGCCCTGTACGAGACGTACTGCGAACAGAGCAAGAATGAGGCCCATAAGCGCGGCTACCGCATCATCAAAGCGATGTACATTGACGACGAGGCCAAGTCCATTGAGCAGCTTGCGGCGCTGGAGGGCGTGAGCACCCGTCAGGCATACCGAGACCACGATGCAGCCGTTGAAAAAATCTCGGCGCTCATGTTCGGCATTGATGCCTTGGACATGGAGTAGGCCGATGTCAAAATCATGTCATTTACACGGCATGAAAAATGTGGTAGAATAATACCGTAAAATTCTAATCATAGCGCATTGCCCGCCCGGTTTCGCCACCGAGCGGGTATTTTTATGCCCGGAAAGGAGGCAGAAAACCGCCGCTCCCCAATTTGACCCGCAACGCCAGCGGGATAGCAAAGAAGGGAGAAAAAATGAATCAGCAAGTAGTGTATCAGGATATTTCGCAGATCCATCCCTATGAGAACAATCCCCGGAACAACGAAGCGGCCATTGAGCCTGTTGCGCAGAGCATCAAGCGGTTTGGCTTCCGTGTCCCCATCCTCATCGACGGAAAAGGAACTATCATCGCAGGACACACCCGCTATGAGGCCGCAAAACGGCTTGGCATGGACAAAGTGCCGTGTATTCGGGTCGATGACCTGACGGATGAGCAAATCCGCGCATACCGCATCGCAGACAACAAGGTGGCCGAGGCTTCTTCGTGGAATGATGATGTTCTCCGCGCCGAAATGGACGCGCTGAAAGCCTTGGACGTTGATTTGACGGACACGGGTTTCAGCGAGGTGGAGCTTGATGGGCTTCTTCGGGAAGTGGAGGATGCCGACTTCGAGGAGTTCTTTACGGAACCCGTCCAACAGCCGCCCAAAGCGGCCGATGCAGAGCAGAGCGCCGAGACCCAGCAATCTACCCAACCGGAATCTTCTCAGCTCGCTGTGCCGCAGCAGAGCGGCTCTAAGCTCATCCAATGTCCGCATTGCGGAGAATGGTTTGAGACATGAGGCTATGTCTGGCAGGTACATTCCCGGCCGAGAAGATTGTGAAAGAGTACCATCCAGAATATGTTCTGGAGAGCTTCTTTTACATCCGACCATGGCAAATCGAAGAAATTCCAAAATGGAAAATGTTCCTGCTCGACAGCGGGGCATTTACTTTTATGCACGGTATAGAAGCGTCTTCAAAGCCGGTAGATTGGGATGGATACCTGAGTCGGTACATCGACTTTATCAACCGCAACAACGTGCAGCATTTCCTCGAGCTGGATGTGGATTCCATCGTAGGTTATGACGCTGTAAAACGCATGAGAGCGCGCCTTGAAGCAGAGACAGGAAAGCAAAGCATTCCGGTCTGGCACCGCTCCCGTGGTCTGGACGAGTTCAAGCGCCTGTGTAGGGATTATCCCTATATCGGCATCGGCGGCTTCGCAATCAAGCACATACAGCCCAGCGAGTACGGCTATATCCGTCGTTTGGTGCAGTATGCAAATTCTTGCGGGGTGCGGGTGCATGGTCTGGGGTACACCAAAAAGGATGCAGTGAGTTTCGGCTTTTACAGCGTGGACAGCACGACATGGACCACACAGGTCAATTTCGGAGGGCTGTCATACTTCAATGGCACAGAGATGGTCGTGGTCAGACCGCCCAAGGGGATGATCGGCGCAGACTATCGCCGCCGCCGGGAGTACTCGTTGAGAGAGTGGATAAAGTACCAGAAATACCTTGATACGAAAGGAAAATGGCGTGGATAAAGAAATCGTCTACCGCGTCGAGGATGGCATGGACAGGGAAAAGATTCTCTGCACCACCTACCAGATGCGGAATTTTTATATGCAGTTCAGAGACGGATTTTTCACCAATCTGGACGTTATGAACTATATCCAGCACCTCGCCGCCGCCCATATGGCGAAAAAAGGGATGAACGTGCTGGATGTGTGCTGTGGGCGCTCTCTGATGCTCCCGCTGCTGCGCTACTACGCAAAGGACATTGCATCCTACACTGGAGTGGACATCAGCAAGGCGAACATCAAGGAAGCGATGCGCGGCGCAACTGCAAAGAACCTCGAACCCAAGGATTTGGCCTCCTACTACCCGTTCCGGGTGGGCTGGAAGCTGGGCAACGTCGCAGAGATGTCTAAGGTCATCCCGGCGGGCTTTGCCGACTTCGTGATTTACACCTCCGCCATCGAGCATATGCACCCTACGGACGGCGCAAAAAGCCTTGTAGAATGCTACAAGGTGATGAAGCCGGGTGCAAAGATGTTTCTCTCCTGTCCGAACACCCCAGGCAATGGGTATCAAACCCAGTACCGCGCTCATGTCTATGAGTGGGGCTACGATGAACTGAAAGCCAAGCTGACCGAAATCGGATTCAGTATTGTGCAGGAGGTCGGTTTGGTCACCAGCGTCCGCGAAATGGACGAGTTCTATTCCAAACAGCCGTCGGCGCTCAAGGATTTCTATGAACACATGAAGTCCTATGTCCCGTCTGCATTCCTCACAGCGTTTATGGCTATCCCATTCCCGCGTGAGGCGAAAGAGCTGTTGTTCATCGTCCAGAAGCCGAAAGGAGAGGAAAATGCCTAAGTTCAAGAATGAGTATGGGGTGTCGAAAATCAAGTACACCCAGAAGTGCAGATGCTTTTGCCCTATCGGAAAGGCAGACTACACGAACAACTTCACCGTGACTATCACTCCGAAGAAGTGGATCCCGGACTACTGCGAAATCGACAAGTTCATTCGTGAGCAGCTGGATGGCAAGAGCCTTGTCATTGAGGACGCCGCCTGCAAGCTGAAGCAGTGGCTCACGGGGGAGATTCGTCCCTACTGGGTCGAGGTCGAGTCGGATGTGACCGACGGTGTGCACGGCCATGTAACGGTAACGGTATAAGGGAGGGGCGCAAGATGAAAAATACTCGTGCTCTTTGCCAGACCGCCGTTGTCGCGGCACTGTATGTGGCATTGACCACCTTGAACCCCCTGTCGTGGGGCGCAATCCAATTCCGGGTTGCAAATATGCTCTGTGCGCTCCCGTTCAAAGACAAGAGATATGCCCCGGCGGTTCTGCTGGGAATCGCAATCGCAAACGCAACCAGCCCGTTTGGACCTGTCGATGTGGCTTTTGGCCTGATGGCCGAGGGAGCAGCGTATCTCCTTGTTGTTTGGGGGCCGTGGAAAAAGCTGGGGATTTTGTGGAAAGCTGTTATCCTCTCTTTGTCCGTGGCTCTGTTCATCGGAGTGGAGCTGCACGCAATGGTGGGAGCGCCGTTCCTGCTGACGGCCGCAGGGCTGTTCGTTGGCACTTTCTTAGCCGTGGAACTCGGCAACATGATGATTTCTAGAACCGCTCTTGCAAGAATCGTGTAAGAGGGGGCGCGGCGCTGGCTCTGCAAAGAGCTGGCGCTTTTTCTTTGGAACAACATAACCGTCCGGCCAAATACCGGGCGAGCAGAACAAAGAGGGATAGTGGTGGCGATGTAGATGGAAACGCGAGACAAGGCGTTCACCCTTTATAAGAAAGGGATGGGATGCACCGAAATCTCAAAGAAGCTGGGTGTATCGCTGAACACGGTCAAGTCTTGGAAAAAGCGGTATTGGGATGCACAAAAGGGTGCACCCAAGAAGCGCACCTCGTCGCACCCAAAGGGTGCATCTTCAAAATGCGCCCAGCAAGACCCGGCGGCTCAGCCTGAGAAGAGGCCGAATCGTGGCGGCGCGCCGAAAGGGAACGTCAACGCTGTTGGCAATCATGGCGGGGCACCGCCGGGAAATCAGAATGCGCTAAAGCATGGCGGCTGGTCAGCTGTGATGTTTGGTGCATTTTCCGAAGAAAACCAGAAAGCTATACAGGACTGCACGAAAGACGTGGACGCGGAGGATCTGTTGATACAGGAGCTTCAACTGCTGACTGCCCGCGAAGCGTTCCTGCTCCAGCGCATCACGGCAGCTCAGGAAAAGAAGCAGCACATCCAGTCGGTGCATACATCAAAATCCAGCAGGTCTTTTACCCGGCTGGATGAGGATAAGGAAAAAGAGGCCCATGACAAGGAAGTTTACATTGAGCGGATAGATGCAAAGGTGCAAAAGGAAGAACGTCTCCCTGGCACCAGCGTTGAGACATCAACCACCACCGAATCGAGCTACCTTATCGTGGAGCGCTTAGAGCGGCTATTGACCGATGTACAGCGCCAGAAGTCGAAGGTGATACAACAGCTTGCCGACCTGCGCAGACTGAGCAACAGCGGCAAGAATGAGCTGGTAGACGACTGGGTGGCGGCAGTCGAGGCGGCGGATGCAGAAGTGGAGGGTGAGGACGATGGCGCTGAGACAACGTGAAGTCTTCACCAAACGGCTCCCGCTGTACCGCAAAGACCCCTGCTTGTTCTTCAAAGAGGTTACACGCTTCAAGCCGGATAAATGGCAAAAAGAAGCGGCCACGGCCATTGCACAGCACCGCAAAGTTTCCATCCGTTCAGGACAGGGCGTTGGAAAAACAGCTTTTGAAGCAAACTTGGTGCTCTGGTTTTTGGCTTGCTTCCCGTATCCCCGCGTCGTGTGCACGGCACCGACCCGCCAGCAGTTGAACGATGTGCTCTGGGCTGAGATTGCCAAGTGGCAGGAGCGCAGTCCTGTCTTGCAGGCCATGCTTGTATGGACAAAGACCCGCGTCTACATGAGGGGGCACGAGAAGCGCTGGTTCGCCGTGGCCCGCACGGCCACGAAGCCGGAAAATATGCAGGGCTTCCATGAAGACAATATGCTTTTCGTGGTGGACGAGGCATCTGGCGTTGCCGACCCCATCATGGAGGCTATACAGGGTACGCTTTCCGGAGACAACAACCGCTTACTGATGTGCGGAAACCCAACGCAGAACACTGGCACATTCCACGATTCGCACACCGTGGATGCCCAGTCCTACTACTGCATGAAGGTGTCCAGCAGGGACAGCCCCCGCACGAATAAGCAAAATATCGCTGACTTGGAGCGAAAGTTCGGCAAGAACAGCAATGTGGTCCGCGTCCGTGTTGACGGCGAGTTTCCGGAAAATGAGGACGACGTCTTTATTCCGATGGCGCTTGCCACAAAAGCGGTCAATACTGAACCGCTTGAGCACAGCACTCCGGCCAGAATCTCCATTGGGTGCGACGTGGCCCGCTTTGGCAACGACGACACCGCCATTGCGAAGAACATTGACGGGGACATTAAAAAGCTGGTCACGCGCCACGGCCAAGACCTGTACGCGACAGCCGATGACATTATCGAAATGTACAAGGCCCTGCGCACAGCGTATCCGCAGTATCGCGGTCTGATCTATGCGATTATTGACGATACGGGTGTGGGCGGCGGAGTGACGGATATTCTCAACAGGGAGAAGATTCGGCAGAAGCTGAACAAACTCATGGTTGTTCCTGTCAATTTCTCGTCTGCTGTTCCTGACAAGGAAGCCGCCGGGAGATATGCCGATATTTCAACATGGATGTGGGCTGTCCTGCGCGACATGGCGGCGTCTGGTCTCCTGCATTTGCCGGATGACGCGACCTTGATAGGTCAGCTCACGACCCGCAAGTACATCTTCAGCGGCGCGCCCTCCAAGCTGAAACTTGAAAGCAAAGAGGCTCTAAAGAAGCGCGGCCTGACCAGCCCGGACCGGGCTGATGCAGTTGCGCTGGCATTATACGAGGGCGGAATTTTTGATGTCCACAGCCTGATTTAACGTAATCGGAAAGGAGAAAGCGTGAAAAAAGTTATTCCCGGAAAAATTAAAACACAGCTGCGCCTTGACGGTTACTATAATGTGCTGAACAAGTACGGCACCCAGCACGACAGCACGGAGTACTACCAGTGGGCGTCTGGCTCTGCGGTAAGCGATACGGAGCTGGCTGATCTCTATGCAGGAAACGGGTTGTTCTCAACCATTATTGATGCCCCGGCGGACGACGCAACCAAGAACGGCATCGACCTCGGCATCAAGGACAAAGACTTGCAGAAACAGCTCGACAACCACTTGCAGACCATCCGATACCAGAGCAAATTCGCCAAGGCTTTGCGCTGGGCGCGGCTCTTTGGCGGTGCTGCTGTGGTGATGCTGGTTGACGACGGGCGGCTCCTGCAGGATCCTTTGAACTGGCGTGACGTGCACGGCGTCGAAGAGCTGTTGGTATATGGCCGCAACGAAATGTATCCTCTTTGGGTCAATGGGTATGAGAACAACCCGGACGATGAGGATTACCGCCGGGGAGGCACTGGCATCCCGGAGTACTACCAAGTCAACAGCGTGTACGGCAACTATGTTGTGCATTCGTCCAGATGCCTTGTTTTCCATAACTCGGACATCCCGGAAAGCTCCACTATGGCTAATCTCTACCGCACATGGGGCATCCCGGAGTATCTGCGCATTCGTGAAGAGCTGAGAAATGCCAGCATAGGCCCCGGCTATTCTATCCGCCTGCTGGAGCGGCTGTCGATGGTGACCTACAAGATGAAGAATCTTGCTGGTGTGCTTTCCACGGCAGACGGCGAGGATACGGTTCTTCAGCGTATGGAAATGCTTGACCTTGCCCGTAATCTGCTGAACATGGTCATTATTGATGCCGACGGCGAGGATGTGGGCGTTCAATCCCTGTCTGTTGCTGGCGTTAAGGACATTCTGGACAATGCCTGTGCGATGTTGTCTGCTGTATCTCATATCCCACAGACGCGGCTTTTTGGGCGTTCCCCGGCGGGCGAGAATGCCACTGGAGAGAGTGACCTTGAGAATTACAAGGAATTCGTCGGAGGTCTCCAAAACGGTGACCTCCGCGATAACACCCGTACCCTCGTTGAGCTGATTCTTCGCGGCATGGTTTGGAACAGGGAAGTCGAGGAGATACCTGAGTACACCGTGACCTACAAGAGCGCGTGGAGCCCGTCTGACGATGAAAAGGCAGCACAAGACCAAGCTGCCGCAGTGGCACAGCTCACCAGAGCGCAGACCGCTGGCACATACGTCACAAATGGAATTGTCGAAGCTGAAGAAGTTCGCCGTGCGATGGTTCGGGACGAACAGTTTGACCCGGAGAACATTCTCACGGAAGCGGACATCCACCAAGACTGGGGTCTTGGCGGAGCCGATACCCAGCAGGAAGCCGCTGATGGTCAGCAACAGAACGTCGCGGACGCAAGCGGTCTTGTTACCGATGAGGGAGACTGCGGCTATGTGGCGGGCTTTGTCGTGCAGGATGGCAAGATCCTCTGCGGGCGTCGCTCCGATGGTCAAGGCTGGTGTGGCCCCGGTGGGCATATCGAGCCGAAAGAAACGCCGGGGGTGGCCTTCCGCCGGGAAGCCAAAGAAGAGTTTGGAATTGACGTTGGGAATATTACCTATCTTGGTAACTGCAAAGGAAAACCGGATGAAATCCTCCCTGTGCAGATATACCGCGTCAACGACTATGCAGGTATCCCGGTGTGCGATCAGGAAGAGATGTTCACCGCCACATGGTTCACCCCGGAACAGATTCTTGCCCAAGAGGTCCCCGGCGGGCTGGTGTTCGACCCATTCCGCAGGAGCGTGGAAGAATACCTCGACCAGCTGGGCCTGACGCTGGATGACTTCGACCCCAATAAGCACAAACGCGATGAGGACGGAAAGTTCTCCAGCATGGGGAACACAACATCAAAAGATGAATCGGGCAAGGAAAATTCGTCAAAAGACTTGAATGATTCCCAAAGTCATGCTAAAATAAATTCTAACGCAGTTTCGGCAAAAGGCGCAAACGCTTTCAAAGTGAAAGGGTTTCCCAACAAGCAGAAGCTGAACAACCACTGGCAGAACGGAAGAACCCACGCCGCTGAGTACGCTCCCGATGGCATTACAACAAAGGAGCAGTACGAAAAGCGGGCGGTTCAACTTCTGGAAAGCCCCTGTGGGAACGGTATCAAGGGCTATAAGACAAAAGATGGCCTTATATGCCGATACGATACGAAGAAAAATGACTTTGCGAAAGGTTCCCCGGAGAAAGGCGTAAGAACGATGTTCAAGCCCGATGATGGGGAAGAGTATTATAGACGCCGACTTGAGGCCGAGGGAATAGAGAACGATGAATGACGAAACCATTTGCCCGCTGTGTGGGCAGCATCACTTTGAAGAGAACGACGATTTTGAGGAATGCCCTGTGTGCGGTTGGGTGAATGACGGCGTACAGCGCGCAGATCCCGATTATCGCGGCGGGTATAACCGCATCAGCCTGAACGAAGCAAAAAAGAAATTTGCCGCAGGCAAAAAGGTGTTTGATTAACAATAACGGCGTTGAGAGCCTTTGCAGGTGACGCGAGAGCGTCCTTTGCGAAGGCTCTTTTTGTTTGCAGTCATAGCTCAGTTGGTAGAGCGCCTGCCCTCCAAGCAGGATGCCGCGGGTTCGAGCCCCGTTGACTGCTCCATATCGAGGGTTGGCCAAGTTGGATAAGGCATGGGCCTTTGACTCCCAGACCGCCGGTTCGAGTCCGGTACCCTCGACTTATGCTGGTGTAGCTCAGTTGGACAGAGCAGTTGATTTGTAATCTTCAGGTCGTGGGTTCAAATCCCATCCCCCGCTCCATCCGCCGTACACCGTAATCGGCACCTCGATGGCATGAGGAAGCGCCGACCCCGCTCCCAACAGACCGCTGCGAAGTGTTCTGGCCTGTTCCATGACTGAGCCAGCGCGGATCCATATGCCGCGTTCCTTCCGCTTCGCCTTGGACGGATGCGCGCTGTAAGCAAAAGGTCAAACCCATTCAAGTGCTGCATGCCATGAACGTAAAGGCCCTGTATCTTCAATGATGCAGGGCCTTTTTGATGCCGGCAGAGGGAAGATTCCCGGAAAGATAAAGAGGTGTTTATGCCAGTGAGAAACAACGGCCCCGGCGGATACAGTCGGGCTTCTACGACAAGAAAATCAAAGGTCGAGCCGGAATACCCGCAATGGGCAGAAAGTAAGATGCGAGCCATTGAGAACAGGCGCTTAAAAGAGCTTCAAGCTGTGGTGCGCGATTCAATGCCTGAGATACTGGCCATCGCTGCGGATGAAATGGATACGGCTTCTGAAAGCATCAGAAAAGATGGATACAGCGACATGGTGCGCCGCATCCAGAACAGGTTCCGCATTATGCGTGATCGGCTCAGTCGGCGGCTGAAAACCGACCCGTTGGAACGTGATGTCCGCCGCTGTGCGGATTATACAGACCGCCGCCAGCTCCAAGAATGGCAACGCAGTGTCCGGGCCACACTCGGCATCGACATCAGCAAGGACTTCTTCATTGGTGAGCGGTATGAGCAGATGCTTTCAAGGTGGGTGGAGCAAAATGTTTCTTTCATAACCAGCATCGAGAGCGATTGCTTTGATGATATGGAGAAAATCATTATTGACGGCTTTACAAAGGGCCGAACACCCGCCGCAATTTCAAATGAGATACAGCGGCGCTTCGATGTGACCAAATCGAAAGCGAACCTTTTGGCTCGCGACCAGATTGGAACATTGAGCGCAGACCTGACTCGTACTCGGCAGGAGTCCGCCGGGGTAAAGGAGTACATCTGGCGTTCGTCCGGCGACGAACGTGTGCGCGCGTGCCATCGTGAACTTGATGGTAAGACGTTTCGTTATGATGACCCGCCAGCAATGTGGTACATGACGAAGCGAGGGAAAATCTACACCGGGAGACACTGCAACCCCGGCGAGGATTACCAGTGCCGCTGTGTTGCAAAACCCGTTTTTGACTTTAATAGGCTCAATTCTCAAGCCTTTAAGGAGAAGAAACAATGAATCAGAAAAATCCGCCGCAAGTCCTTCGGAGCGAAATGCGTGCTGACAGCGTGCCTGTCGATGAGCATTACAGCACCGAGGGATATTTTTATGATAACCCCATCCTGACCCGCACCGGCATCTTCAAGTACAAGCTGGAAGATGGTTCGGAACGTCGAGAACTGCGCAGGCCGGAAGATGTGTTTGACCCGGCGAGCCTTGCAAGCTATGAGGGAAAGCCCATCATCATTACCCACGATGCGCAGGTGATAGACAAAGACAATGCCCGCCGGGAGAGAGTGGGAACAATCCTGACTCCCGGACAGCAGGAAGGCGAGACCGTCCGTGCCAAAATCGTCATTGACGACCCCGATGCTGTAAAGGCGTCGGGCCTGCGCGAGCTGTCCGTTGGATATTATCAGGATCTTATCATGGAACCCGGAGAGTGGGAGGGAGAGCCTTACGATGCAATCCAGACCCACATCCGCGTGAATCATCTTGCGCTGGTTGCCGTCGCCCGCGCCGGAGATGATGCAAGACTGAATATGGACGGCCAAGACAATGGAGGTACTGACCCTATGGATGACGAGAACAAGAAGACCTGCACCACCATGGACGACGATACTACCGTGGAACCCGATAAGCAGACTGCGGATGATGGCGAAGGCGCTTCCCCTGCGACTTCGTCCCTTGACCCTGCCGGCATCGAGGCGGCTATCAAGGCATATCTGGCCGCTACTGGCGGTGCAACTGCTGACGATGAGAACGACCCGGCGGCGGGTGGTGACCCCACCAAGCCGACTGAGGACGATGGTGAAGATGATGCCACCACACCCGACGTTCTGGCGGACATTACGGCCCGCCGGGATGCAATGGAGGATGGTCCCGCAAAGTCCGACATCAACACCCTGCTGTCTATGCTGGAGGCTGAGAAAGCCCGTGCGGATGCCGCTGAAGACGATGTCAAACAGCCGCCCACAGAAGATGAGGACGACGCCTCTGACAATGACAGAGGCCAGCTGAACCATGACAGTCTCGACGCCATCGTCAAGAAGAAGGTCGACCAGCGCATGGAGCTGTGCCGTCTGGGCGACAAACTGCATCTGGATGGCATGTACACCCTGCCTGTGATGCAGGCAAAGAAAAAGGTCATCAGAACTGTTCTGCCCGGTATGCGTCTGGACGGGAAAGGCGACGCATACATCAACGCAGCTTTTGACATTGCCAAGGGCAAGGTCGATGGCCGCAAGACCGTGAACGATCAGCGTCGGCAGGTGTTCAATGCGGATTCCGCAAATGCGGCGACCCGTAACGCGGGTGCCAAGAACGACCCCGACACCGCTCGTACCCGCATGATCCAGCGTCACGCTGGCGAAAAGGAGGACTAAGCTATGAGCAATATGGCTGTACAGATGAATTACGGTGAGCCGAGCCGCGGCATGCCCGGTGGCCTTTATGACCGGGCCGAGTATGAAGCTGTGACCCGCCGCAATAGCGCTGAGGATAAGGCGCTGTGCTTTGGATACGGTGTCGTGCAGGGTGCAGAGCCGGGAAAGGACATTGCGCTTCCTGCAACGGACGTAACTGCTGACAAGTTCGAGGGCGTTGTGATGTACAGCGCCAATGTCGAAATGGACGATGATGGTGCCGTACTCCTGCGGAAGAACCAGATCGTCGATGTCTGCCAGTCCGGCAAGCTGTGGGTGCAGCTGGTCGATTCGGTGGAGCCTGCCTATGGCCAGCCCGTGTACCTTGTGACCACTGGCGCTGACGCCGGAAAGTTTACCCCGACCAAGGGAACCAATCTGGCAGTGAAGGCGCGCTTCATCGGCGCGGCTGTGAACGGCATCGCCCCTGCTCAGTTCGTGACTCAGCTTTAAGGAGGTAGAAATCTATGTCTAAATTCAATCCTTTCGACCCCGCAAACGGCTACAGCGAGGAGGACCGCGTCGCTCTGGAGACGAAGTGCGCTTCGCTGATTAACCGCGCCTATCGCAACCCGTTCCCCGGTGCTTCGCTTCGTCACGACGGCGCGGACAATGCGGGCATCTTCTTTGCCAAGCAGCTGGCGCACATCAAGACCAAGGCATACGACAAGGAGTTCCCGGAGCTGTCCGGCCTGAAGCTGTTCCCCCAGACAAGCGATACGGATGAGGGTGCAAGCTACACCGAGTACTACTCCTATGAGCCTGTCGGCTTCGCTGCTATCATCGCGAACTACGCTTCGGATCTGCCGCGTGTTGACGTGAAAGGCACTCCCCATCGTGCCGAAATCGTCAACATCGGTGACAGCTATGGTTACAACGTGCAGGAGCTGCGCGCATGCCGCCGGAACGCCGTTCTGGGCATCATGAAGTCTCTGGATGCTGTCCGTGCCGAAGCCGCCCGCCGGGTTTATGATGTCAAGGTGAACCACCTGATCTGGAACGGCGACGAGAAGGCAAAAATCGTTGGTATCCTCTCTTCGGATAACAATATCCCCGTCTACACACTGCAGAACGGTGCTGGGGGCAAGGCTGACTGGGCAAACAAGACTGCCGATGAGATCGCCGCTGACATTGCCGGCATCCTGAACTACATCGACACTCTGACCCAGAGCGTTGAGCACCCGGACAGCTGGGTTATGCCGAACGACCTGTACACCGCTCTGAACCTGCGTCGCATCGATGGCACTGGCGAATCCGTGCTGTCCTACATCAAGGAGCACACTCCCCAGATCAAAAACTGGGAGACTGCTGGCGAGCTGTCCAAGAGCAACAAGGACTACAACACCACCGGAAAGAACATCGGCCTGCTGTACACCAAGGATGCCGATAAGATGTACCATGATGTGCCTATGGCGTTCCTCCAGCATGCGCCGCAGGACCGCAACCTCGAAATCGTCATCAACTGCGAGGGCCGCGACGCCGGCATGGTTATTCCTTATCCGCTGTCCGCCTGCCTCGTCTACGGCCTGTAAGAAAGGAGCCTGCTTATGAAAATCAAGAATATCAGCGTAAAGCCGATTTGCATTGGCGATGTCTCTCTGCTTCCTGGCGAAACTGCGCAGGTCGAAACCGTCTATGCCGATGCTGTGGCGTTCTACATCAGCATGGGCTATGTGCAGGAGGTCGCAGAGAAGAAGACCCGCGGCAAGGCAAAGGCTCCCGATACGGAGCCTAATACCGTTGCAGAGGAAGCCGCAGAGGACGAGTCCTGATGGACACCGTCGATGTTGCGGCGGTCACCAAAATCGTGAAGATGGTGGGAGCGGAGTTCAAAGAGGTGTCCGATGATGACATCGGGTTTTGGATTGAGCTTCAAGCCCCTGTTATTTCCAGAAAGAAATTCGGCACTGATTATAATCTGGCGCTGGCTCTTTTGGTGTGCCATGCTATGAAAATGGCTGGCAACGGTGACAACTCGCTGGGGACAATTTCCGATACGGGACGGCTTGCTAGCGTATCAGAGGGCGGAGTAAGCATTTCCTTTGCGACGTCTACTGCGGGAACAGCGGGGGACGCAGCCTATCAGCTCACATCGTATGGGTTGCAGTTCATCGAGATTCGGAACAGGCATATCGTTCCCATTATGATTCGGTAAGAGGGTGAATGTATGGCTATTGCCGGAGAATTTGGGCTCGACCTGACCCCGGAGGGAAGAGCGGCACTGTCATTGCTGGATGAACTGGAGGACATCGTTGTTGAGGTCGGATACCAAGCCGATCAAATGGCGATTGACGGCGAGACCTCGCTGGCAGAGATTGCCTATTGGAATCACTATGGGACTTTGCATAAGGATGGCTCCGTGATGATCCCGGCACGTCCATTCATGGATGCACTTCAAAAGCACCCCGATGAATTGGCGGAGTTCTCACAGAAAGCGGCGTCGAACCTCAATACCGCCGAAACTGTAGCGAGTGCAATCGGCGCTCAAGCTAGTTCTATGATTCAGGACGCTATCAGAGACGAAGATTGGACGCCTAATGCGCCGATTACGGTTGAGGGTGGATGGATGGTAAACGAGTACGGCAAGAATGGCCCTGTCCCAGTCCATATTGACGGAAAAGGCTCTACAAAGCCTTTGATTGACACTGGAACCATGAGACAGCAGTGCGGATTTCGCCTCGTGAAAGGGGAAAAATGAACATCTTCAAACGGTCTTACAAAGTGCGGCGGTACGGAAGAACCAGCTGGGAAGATGGTGTGGCGTCCGCCGGGTATGAGGATGTGCAGCTTATGCTGGATGTTCAAGCCAAGACGAGACGGAACCAAGATGACCCGGCGGGCCGGACGACCGCGGGAACGCTGACGGTGTACAGCGACATGGAGCTTCACCCGGCGGAGTCTGACGATCAGACGGACGGTGACCGCTTGTTCTACATGGGCAAGTGGTACGTCTGCAAGTCGTCGATTTACTGGGGGAACACTATTCTGTCGCACTGGATTTCGGAGTTTGAGGCGGTCGATGGCGAGAATGAAAGGGGGAAGAGGGACGATGACGGAAGCTGAGTGCAGGGCCGAGATTCGTAAGTTTTTCATGGAGCTTTACCCTGCCTGCACGGTCATTTACTCTTACCCCGGCAATGCGGCCCGCCCGCCTGCGCCCTACGTCGTGCTTGACTTTGATGCCGCCGACAGTTCTCAAATTGACGAATACGTAGATGATGGGATTTTGCAGCAGACATGGTACATGAGCATGCCGTTTTCTGCGGAGCTGGTTGCGCAGAGCAAGGTGGTTCATGGCGGCGGAGTAAAAAAGGCTCTTCTGTCAACGGCTGTTGATGACCTTGCCCAGAGTATCCGCTTTTTCCAAAGCTCCTACGCAGAAGATAAAATGCGTCTGCTGAACATTTCGGTAACGGCCACAGGAAACCCAGAGCAGATCCATAACAGCGTGTCCGGTGTGGAACGGGCGCGCTGTTCTTTTTCTGTGGATTTCGTTCAGAACACGAAGGAGTATGCAGCACTGCATCCACAGGACGGTGAGTACATTGCCGACCACGACAGCGCGGCATCGAAAGAACTTGCAGATATGCAGGCTGGATATTTCACAGAAGTTGAAATTGAACCACAAATCAAGGAATAAAGGAGTGAGAGCATGACCATTGACCAAATCATCAAGGTCGATATTGCCATTTCGGAAGCAATTGCAATCGACGGCGGCTATGACACCATTCTTATCATCGGCCCCCTGCCGAAAACTCCCGGCGGTCATATGACTCCCGATGTTGCTGGTTATACCGGTACGCAGGATCTGAAGAGTGCCGGCTTCTCGACGGACGACCCGGTTTATATCGCCGCATCCAAGGTCTTTGCCCAGTCGCCCAAAGCTACCATGGTGATGGTGGCTGTTCAGAAGACAACTTCCGGATCGGCGGAAAAGGTAGATGTTACTCTTGACCGCGCAAAGGCGGTTCCGGGCTGGTACTGCATCTGTCCGGCAGGCATCAAGGAGGATTTTTACCAGAGCATTGCAGACTGGACGGAATCCAATGAGAAGTTCTGCGTCTGTGAGACTACGGGAATTTCCGCATCGCCTGTCTCCGATGCGATGTTCCGCACGGCCGTCATTCATGCAACGAAAGAAAACGACTGCGTGAATGCGGCATATGCGGCCAAGTTCTTGTCGTATGAGCCTGGCAGCGAACTGTGGGCGTATAAGTCCCTCAGCATGGTCGAGGCGCAGAGCCTGTCCACCACGGACATCGCCAGCTTGGAAAGCCGCAATGTCTCGTACTACACCACCATCGGCAGTCAGGCAATGGTACAGGGCGGCAAGGTGTCCGCAGGCGAGTGGATTGATACTATTCGCTTCCGTGACTGGCTCAAGACTCAGATTCAGCAGAATGTTATCAATTTGATGCTGTCTTTGCCCAAGGTTCCTTATACGGATCCCGGTATCGGGCTGGTTCAGAATGCCGTGACTGCGGCGTTGGATGCAGGCGTGGAAGCGGGTGGCATCGCACGGCCGTCTAGCGACGAAGCAACTGGAACTATTACCCCGTCCTATACCATTACCGTTCCGAAAGCTGCAGAGCTGGATGCGGCAACACGCAAGACCCGCGTGCTGCCGAAAGTGAAGTGGTCGGCACAGTTGGCTGGTGCGCTGATTGCAACGGAAATTGGCGGTACGTTGAACTATTAAGCGAAAGGAGATGTGTTAAATGGCTCGTGCCGATGTTCACGTTTATTCTTTTAAGAATGTCATCTGCGCAATCGGCTCCCATATGCCGAGCGGCTTTGCAGGTGATAACTGTATCACTATTACGCCGCAGGGTGACGGTATCACCGATGAGGCGGGCGCCGATGGCGAAGTCGTAGTCTCCAACTCCGATGACCCTCGCTATGAAGTTAAGATGATTTTTGTGTATGGTTCCAAGTCAAACGCAGTTCTGCGTAAACTCTACAACCTGCAAAAGCAGTCCTCTGGAGGCTATTTCTTCCCGCTGATGATTCGTGATTTGGGAGATAACCCCCAGTTTACGGCATCTAAGGCATGGGTGTCCAAGCCCGCGCCCATCATGTACGGCGCAAAAGGCGGCAATCAGGAGTGGACCATCCGGTGTGTGGGCGAGTTTGCCCCGGAATAAGGAAAGGATGATGTAACATGAAAATGAAACGGATGGAGATGCGCGATGTCTCCATTGGCGAATATCAGTTCAAGATTCGCCCGTTTGGAGCTAAAGACGCCCTCTATATTTTTGGTGACGTGGCATCTATTCTCCTGCCCATCCTCGGCTCTGTGGCTGTGGCAAGCGATGATAAGGATGCCGTTGAAATGGAAATGTTCGACGGTGTGGATTTGGACACGGAATCCTTGACGAAAGCGCTGGGACGCATTAACGGAAAAGCGCTTTCTAAACTGGTTTCTGAGCTTATCATGGAGCACAGCAATGTGAGCTATCGAGACCCGGACAGAGGGTCTTATCAGCCTGTCACTGAGGATGAGTTCGATGAGATTTTCTGCCAGTACCTTGCAGGAGTGTTCTCGCTTTGCGCTGAGGTTATCAAACTGAATTTCAGCGGTTTTTTCAAAGATGCGAGCACCCTCTTTGGAGGCCTTATCAAAGTGCGCCGGGGGGATCGCTCGAAGAATACGGAGAATTCGACAACGAACGAGTTACAGACCTCGAATGGGTAATGTATACCCTAATTCGTGAACGGGTCGCATCCATGTATGAGCTGACCTATGTTTACAATCTGGATGAGATGCTGAAGCTGTATGACCTGATTATGATGCAGCGCGACATTGAGTACAGTAGGAGCCAAAAAGAGAGAGGGGGTGAGTAAGTGCCAGCGGCAAGAGAGACGGTCATCGGAAAGTTTGTAAACCAGATTCTGTTCAAAGTTGATAAAAGCTCCATCAACGAGGCGAAAAGCGCCATTGGTGAGGTGAAAAGCTTTGCGGCTAAGGCTCTTGGCGTCATCGGAATTGGATTCTCTTTTACGCAGCTGAGCAGCATAGCAGAAGAATTTGGCGGCATTAACGATGTAATTCGCGGAGCAACCCGCGAGTTGGGAGACCAAGCGGAAATCCAGCAAAAGATTCTGCAAGGGGCTCAGGATTGCCGTGAAGAATACGGGGTTATGGCGGGGGACGTGACAAAGCTGGTGCAGCTGAACAGCAAACTGTTCCCGGTTGATGATGCCGTAAAGTTTGTTTCGCTTGTCGAAAAACTGGAAAAGGGATCCGGCAGAGAGACGAATCTTGACAGCACCATGAGCGTGCTGCAAAAGGCCATCTCTTCGGGCAAGCTGGACAAGTCTGGCTTTTCCAACTTAAAGACAGCAGCCCCAGAGGTTGTAAAAGCCATTTCGTCTGCAATGGGGGTGTCCGAAAAGCAACTTCAAAATCTGGCAGAGAGCGGAAAACTTTCCGCAAAGCAACTGAAAGAAGCGTTTTTCGCGGCGGAAAGTGACATTCAAAAGAACTTTGATGAACTTGGCTTTGGAATTGGAGACGCTCTTACCTATGCCAGAAATCAGTGGGGACTTTGGATTGCGAGCATGGACGATATGCTCAATATCACGACCCGCATTGGAACCGAAATAAAAAATATAAGTGATTTTCTGATAGGGAAAGCACAAAAATTTACATCGTGGCTCAAGAGTGTTTCGGATAAGCTGGGCGGCGTGGAACAGCTACTGAAGTTAATTGCGCTGGCAGCGACGGCACTTTTTCTCGCAACAAACGGGAATAAGGTGCTGTCGTTCCTTGGCGGGGCCGTAAAGTTGCTAAAAGGATTTAATGTCCAAACGGCGCTCGCAGCCGCAAAATGGCTTCTGTTGTTCCTTGTGCTGGAAGATGTTTTTACTTTCCTGCAAGGCGGAGACAGCGTTTTTGGGCGACTCTTAAGCGATGCTGGCGTGGATGTCGATGCGCTCAGAGAAAAAATCTCGAATTTCTTCTCTGATGCAAAACAATTCGGAAAAAATGCCCTTGATAGTCTGAAGCAATTCTGGAGTGAGCACGGCGATAACGTGCTTGCAGTTCTGCAATGGCTGTGGCAGGGATGCGTTGACCTGACGGCGGATATTGTTACTTTGGGTGGCCACTTGTTCGACCTTCTGGGCGGTCTTATCACTGGATTTCAGACAGGAGATTGGACACAGTTTCTTCAAGGTTGCAAAGAGCTGTGGCAAGATTTTCTCGATATTTTGAACGGCATTGGACGAGCAGTTTTTGGTGAGCTGTGGGATCCGTTGGTGGGTTCCATGAACGACGCATGGAATCTGCTGAAAGGATTCTTTAGCTGGTTTGGAGACAAAATTCAGTGGGCGAGAAATCTCTGGAGTGGCGTTAAAGAATTCTTTAATGGTGCTGATTCTGATGACGAAGCGGGTGATAGCCAATCTGTAAAGCCAAAAGGTTCTGGAAGGGCAACTGGCGCAGGAACGGAAAGAAGACCTGCCAACAACACAGGGAATCCCGCGAAAAGCACGAACACGGAAGCAAATCGGAAAGCCACGAATGCCTTTATTTCTGGAGGCCGTCCAGTGTCTACCAGAACAGCGGCGCAGAAGCCTATATCCCAGACCACCAACAATAAGTCAATCAACGTGAAGCAGGAAAATAAGCAGCAGTACACATTCCAAGTCACGGAAAGAACTGCTGCTGACCGTTTGAGTACTACGGTTCGTTCGCAGGAAACGCAGTCCACGGATGAATTGGCGAGAGCGTTGAATTACGGGAGGTGAATGCGCTGTGCTGGCAAAGCAACCTGCATCCCTCGGCGGATTTGAGTTCGATGCAATCGTCAAAAGGTCAGAAACGATGACCTGTGATGTGCCGGAGTATGCAACAGAGGAAGGATACTCCATTACGGACAACATCTGCCTAAAACCCCGTGAGCTGGAAATCGAAGCTATCATCACCAATAGCCCTGTCACATGGGCTGAGCAACACGCGGCATCATCGAGCCGTGTTGAGACGATGGTTGAAGAACTTCGCCAGCTGTGGCTGAAAAAGACTCCGGTTTCGTTTACCGCGGCTGGCGACAGCTACGAAAATATGTGCATCACGAGCATTACCGCCCCTCGAACGGTTGAGGACGGCAGTAGTACCCGGCTGACCATCAAGCTGAAGCAAGCGTCTATCAACTCCACCGATATGGCAAATATCAGCGTGAAGTACATTCGCGGAGGAACATCTAAGAAAAACACGGGCGCTGGACAAAAAAGCTCATCGTCTACATCTGGCACCCAGAAGGACGAAAAGGCCACAAAATCCAGCATTTTGTGTTCTGGCGCAAAAGCCATTGGCCTTTTCAAGTGAGGTGTGCAAATGGAATACTACGAGATTTCCGTGCCGGATCGCAATGATTCGGTGATGCGCGTAAACCTTGATGGCACATACTATTACCTCCGGGTTACATGGAACGCTTACGGAGAATTTTGGATGCTGAGTATCTACGATGCAGATATGCAGATGAAAATCGGCATGGCAAAGCTCGTGCCGGGAGCGATCTGGAACTTCTACTATCTCAACTCGAACGGTCCGCCGGGAATCCTTGGCGTTCAAACAGACAAGGAACGCATCGGCAGGCAAGATTTCGTTGATGCGGTGGCTCACCTGTACTATCTGCCGGCTGAACAGATGGGGGTGCAGTGATGGAAGAATTTGGCCGTCAGTACAGAGTACGAATCGGAAAGAACAACTCCACGGGCCGAGAACTCGGCAAGCCAAATGAGGCAACGGGCAGAGCGCTTCGGTGTCAATTCTCCTGCGAAGTTGGTGACAGCTCAAGTTCCAACACCGGAAAAATTACGTTGTGGAACTTGGCAGATGAGACCCTGCGCCTGTTGGAACAAGAGGATTGCTTGATTGAGCTGAGTGCAGGGTACAAGGACGACCTGCCCACGATAATGGGCGGAACTCTGACGTACTTTGAAACTGAGCAGAGTGGCGCAGATCAGCAAACTACAATAGAGTTTGTGGATAGCTTTACATCGTGCCGAGACAACACAGTAAGCCTCAGCTATTCCGGCACGGTTTCGGGAGATAAAATCGTGCGCGACGCGGCGCAGATTATGGGTTGTGAGGTTAAATTCTCCAAGTCTGCTAAGTTGATAGACTTCACGAATTTTGCGTTTGTAGGGGCAGGAAAAACCTTGATTGAAAGGGTTTGCAACCGCAGCAAAATGCGCTGGAGCCTGCAAAACGGAATTGTCCAAATCTGCGCATTGGACGAGCCAATAACAATGGCCGCTTATGTGTTGTCCGCAAGCACGGGCCTTATCGGTTCCCCGAAGCCTGTCTTTGAGTCTGCATCTACGAGCGATAAAAAGAGCAGCAATGCTTCCAAGCGCAAGGCGAAAAAGGGCATCGAAGTCACCTATGTACTTAATGGCCATATCCAAGTGGACGATTATGTAAAAATTGACTCAAAATCGTACAAAGGCAATTATCGAGCGTCCAAAATTAAATTTACCGGCGACACAGAGGGCGACGACTGGAAATGCGTAGCGCTGTTTGTGGAGGTGAAGTGACGTGAAACAGGACTTCCTTGATGCAGTATCTTCCCTTGTTGGGCGGCTGATGGAAGATTCGATTCATACATCTGCACCCTCAAAGGTCGGAAAGGTAGAGAATAACCATACTGCAAAGCTTACCCCGAACCTCAAGGTGACGACAGATGATGGCCGAGAAGTTCCTTACCCGGAAATATCAGGCACCATCATTCTGATGCCCTGTGGAGCAGGTGGGACGGTTGGTTTTGCCTTTCCGGTGAAGTCGGATGACGGGTGCCTTGCTCTCTTCAACGAGGGCGGCTCAGGAACAGACCTCAAATGGGATCTTTCGAATGCAGCTTTGCTTCCGGGCCTTTACCAGTCGCCGGGTGAGCAGGTAAAAAAGGCCGGGAGCGAAGAAGCGGCCATCATGTTTGCGCCGAGCTCTACTATCACGGTCACGAAAGACAAAATCGAAATCAAAAAGGATGATACCAAAATTACGGTGACATCTGATTCCATAAAGATGGAAAAAGGCAGCACGACTGTTACAGCATCAACTTCGAGTGTTGATGTGGTGTCTCCGAGTTTGAGCATCAAGGGAAACACCAAGGTGAATGGCAATATCTCGGTGACGGGAAACGTGACAATTTCCGGCACATTGACGCTCGGCGGAATTGTGATGAATACGCACACGCACGCCGGCGTGCATGGACAAACTGGAGGACCTGTGTAATGGCTTTAAGAGACCTTGCGCTCTCCAAAAGCGGAGACCTGCTGATAAACGAGAGCGGAGATTTTACAATCATCGACTCGGTTCGACAGGGCATCCAAATCAAATTGAGGTGGATCAAGGGCGAGTGGGTCTTTAATCCTGAGATGGGCGTGCCTTATTTTGAATCGATTTTAGTGAAGACGCCAAACCGAGCGCTTATCGAAAAAACGCTGCGTGACCAGATTTTAAGCGTGTCTGGAGTTACAAGCGTTGGCTCGATAAACCTTGTGATGAATAAGAAAAAACGAACTCTCTCTGCAAAATTTACCGCAAAAACGATAGAGGGAGTGCTGGAAAGCGAGGTGAACCTTTCGCATGGAATACGGAATAACGGCTAATGGATTTTCGATGCGGCGACTGGATGAAATTTATAATGCTTCCTGTAAACTATTTTTTACAAAGGCATAATGCCAAGTGAAACAGGCTTTAGATTTTCCAGTGGATTGTAACGCTCTCACTGGTTGCATCAATGTGGG